AAGTGCTGCTATTTCTAAAACACTTTGCAAAGATGCAAGGGTTAAAAGCATCGTTTATGTTGACATGGATAATCCTTTAAATGTTTTAAATGAAAGAGGTTTTGGTGAACTTATTTTAAATGAAAGCAAATTCACTTATATTCACAGATCAAGCTTAAAAACTTCAGCTTATGAACTTTTAGAAATGATTGAAGGCAAAGGCGTAGCAGGAAGCTATGAAGGGGTTTTATTTGTACTTGATTCTTTACGCAATTTTGCAGATATTGATAATGATACTAAAATGATGTCTTTAATGTCTTTGCTCATGAATTTAAGAGAATGTGGGGCAACCATTATGGCTTTACACCATTCTACAAAAGATGGCAGAGCTTTTAAAGGCTCAAATCATATTAGAAACTCAAGTGATTGCATGTATTTTTTACAAAAAGTGGCTAACTTAGAACAAGGCTTTGAAGTATTGCTTAGTGTGCAAAAAGAAAGAGCAGGAATTAAAGATCAAGCCTTTTTTATCAATACAAAAACTCTAAATATTAAAAACACCGACTTGCAAAACGCTAAAATCAGCGATAAAGAAGAAGCTTTTATAGATAAAGTTTTAAAGCTTTTAAACGAAAAAAGCCTAAGCACAAGTGAGATTTTATCGGCTCTTGATGTCAGTAGGAGTGATAATTTTTCAAGGAATACTTTAGAGAAATTTAAAGGTGTTTTTTGGGAAAGTGAGCTTGGCGGAGAGAATGGTCGCACTTTTGTTTGGAAAAGTTTAAAAGCTGACAATAAAGACAGCAACGACAAAGAATTAAGCTTATTTGGGGGTGAGTTATGAAATTTAACCCTCCAAGCAAAGAAGATTTAATTAAAGCCATTGATGAGTTTAATGCTAAAAACTCTTGCTCTATCCCTTATTTTATAGCAGATAGTTTTATAAATTACTATAAGCAAGACGATGGAAGATGGCTCATGGCTAATAAAAAGCCTTTAAAATGCTGGAAAAGAGCACTTAATTCAACTTGGCTTCCAAAACTGGCAAACAAATATAAAAACAAAGATAAGCAAAAAGCTTTAGCTTCTTGGCTAGAAGAGGAGTTTTAATGGATAATGCAAAAGAGGCACTAAAAGAGCTTTTTGGTATTAGTGAAGTTCAAGCAGTGGTTATAGAAAAACTTTATTTTAAAGCCAAAACACCAAAAGATATACTAGGCTTTAAAAAATACTATGATTTAACCATGTTAAAAAAGCAATTTGTTGGTACAAGCTATGAAAAACTTTCTCTTGTGTGCGCCTTTGCAGAGCTTGATTTAAACTTAAGGTACAAAAATATAGAGTCTTTTTTAGAATGGCTTTTCATTTCATTTTCAAATCGTTTTATTTTTCAAACAAAAAAAGGAGATTTCTCATATTCTTTTGTACTTAGATATTATGATGGTAACATTGTTTATGATGAGTTAGGAAAGCCTGTTTTAAAGCATGTTGATTGTGGGGATAATCTTTATTTTATTAATGCTAATAAAGAGCTTTGTGATGAGCAAAGAAAACCACTGAATGTAGGAGAGTTTTATAATAAGCTAGTTGAATATATGTTTAAAAACCAAGATAAAATCATTTTTGATAATAAAATTGAAATAAGCCCTGTTATTAAAACTCAAATTCCTAGCCAAACTAAAATAAATAAAGATTACGAGCAAAACTATTTAGAATACAAAAAAAATCAAGATAAGCTTTATAATGCAAATATTGATAAATTCACTTCAAAACTAGAGCAAATTTTAAAGGCTAAAAAATGAATACTCAAAACACTTTAAAAAAGCACTTAATTAAAATCATTCATACCTTAAGAAAAGATACTAATTTAAGCGATGATGAAAGCTATCGCTGGGTTTTAAATGAAAGATATGGCAAAGCTTCAAGTAAGGATTTAAGCATAGATGAACTAAGGGACTTTGCTATAACTTTGGGCTATGATGAAAAGTTTTTAAAAAAGCAAAATACCAAAAAAGCAAGGTATTTTAAAAAAGAAAACACTAAAAGCGGAAGGGCTACAAAAAAGCAACTTAATATGATACAAGCCATTTGGAGTAAAAATGCTAAAAATCCTACTCAGTGGGCTTTAAGAGAGTTTATTAATAATATTATTAAAAAACGACCTTTGTATCTTTGGTATTTAAGCGTTGAAGATGCTAATAAAGTTATCCTAGGGCTAAAAAATTTAGAAAACAACAGCACACATTAAGCCAAACGAAGCTAATGTTGTCTCATCAAAACAAAAGGAGATTAAAATGATTTTAGAAATACATTCTTACGATGCAGAGTTTTTTTTAACCTTAGGCATAGAAAAACACTCACAAATTGCCTTTGCCGCAAAAAGAACAAGCCTTGAAATAATGCATAATGGAATCACTCATCAGATTAAAACTGATAAAGATTTTGGGATTTTACTTAATGTGATTTGCGTAATTAGAGAAAGAATTGATGAGAGTTTTGAGGAAGAAGATAAAAGCTTGGTTATTGATATAGATGAAATTGTGGCTAAAGTTTGCAAAGAATTAGAGTAATTCTCTAATTCTTTTTTCTTTCTCATCCATAGGGTATTGTTTATCCCAAGCCTCCATAAGCTTTCTTTCTTGATCTGACAATTTAATATTATAGGTCTTACTCATATATAAATAGCTTCTTGCAATCCAGCCTTTAGAATAATTTGCAGGATAAAATCTTTTTGCTTTAAAATCAGTATAAACCTTACAATTTCCATATTGAGTATATTTTAAATTAGTAGGAGCCTCAGCATATCTAAAATTGCTTCTATCCCCATTTATCTCTCCTATGGCTGGGACTAGGTTTTGTTTATCGGCTTCCATTTTTGCAAAAGTTGGATCATTTTTACAAGCTTTTCTGCCACCTTCTTTCCAGCAAGGTAAATGCTTTCCAAAGTTTTGGGCGGGCATAATATGCTCCCATTCTATGCGTTTGATTCTTTGGTTAATTTTTCCTTTTTTGGTGTATTCGTTTCTAGGAGCATATAAATCACTTTTAATCACTTCAAAACTAATATATTTTCCTTTTTTATTAACCTTAAAAGGTGCTTGACAATAAAAATCATACCAGTAAGAGCTCCCTAGATCATTATAAAATTTTACTAATTCTTTTTTGCTTTCTTCAAAACTTTTAGCATTTAATAAGCTTAAAGCAAGTATTAAAACGCTTATTATTTTTTTCATTTATTCTCCTTTTTATTTTTTAAAATTATACCCTACTAAATAAAATTTAGCTTTTTTGCTATAATTTGCAAAAACACTCAAATAGGACTAGCATTGCTTAGCAATAACGAATACTTTGAATATTTTATTGATTTTGTGAAAAATAACGACAAACGAGAAATCTTAAAAGAATTTGGCGGTGCAAATATTTACATACCAAGCTATAAAACCTTACTTAGAGATGAAGAATTAAAACAGGATTTTAAAACACTCATAAAACAGGGAATAAGCACTAAAAATGCAAGTGCGGAATGTGCTAAAAAATACGATTTAAGTTTAAATGCTGTGTATTTAATCACTAAAGAATTAAGAAAAAATTTGGAACCAAGTTTGTTTTAGTTTGGATTATGTTGATAATAAACTTCAATTAAATTTGCAATATTTGTTAAAATATGATAGCATTTAGGCTTGAGAAATATTTTAATTTGTCAATGTTTTTTTATATCTTTAAGGAAAATAAATGGAAAAGTTAGTTAGAGATAGTTATGGAAAGGTAAATTATATTAATATACCCTTTCATAACACTGGTAGCGTATCTGATATATGTATCAAAATAGAAGATAAAGAGCTAAACCAAGCTTTGCAAGATTTGAGTGATTCTATAGATAAAAGTTATAAAAATTCGGGTGTTTATGAGTTTATCACAAACAAATATAGAAAAAAATAAAATAGAATTAATAAACAGATTATTTAAATGCTACTTAGATTATCTTCAAGTTGATTTATCTAATTTTTTCAGAAATGATTCTGATAGAGGTAGAAATATTGATGCTATCGTAAGTTTTAGAGACATATTTGGGAGTATTTTATTTTTTGACCAAATTAATAGTACATTGCTTTCTGATACCAAGCATGATTTGGATAAATTAGAGATTTTTATCGAAAAACTTCTTAAAAAAGGAAGAAACCTTACTAAGATAAAAAAAGATAATATAAATCCATCTTGTATTAAAAAAATACTCGAAGATGATCAGATTGTAGATTTAATCGGAGAAATTTTAAATGCAGCTGGTTATTTTAGGGAATCTTCTGAGAAGCCGTATATGAAAGATTTTAAAAATGTATATTGTGATTGTAGTAAAATTAATAAACTTATTAAGTCCATCATAAATAAAGCTAAAGAAGATATCCTTAGTATTCTTAAACAATCAAAAGATGGCAAAAGCAATGGTTTTGTTCAGCCTGTTTTGGAGGTTCATAATGCTTTTTCACACCTAGCTACATTTTTTTATCAAGATAATCCTGAAGATCCATTTAAAAAATATTGATAAAGCTAAAAGCCATCTTTATAGAGCGATACTTGATTATTATAAAATACTTATTAGATTCTCAATTAACGAAGTAAAAAAGAAAGATATGCTGACTAAGTCATTTTATTTAATACGAGAACAAGAATTTTTACTTTTAGGCCAAGATCTAAAAGATAAAAAAATTACTTTTTTTAACCCCAAATTAGAGAAAGAAGAGCAACAGGATATAATGATAGCCTACAAAATACTTTTTGAAACGATTGATGAAATTTTAGAGCATCAGTCTTAACTCTCAAACTCCACACTAACTATATAAGCTGAGTCATTAAAGCTATGACTCACGCTTTTAATACTAAATTCATAATGATCCATATTAATATCTTTAATCTTAAGTTTTCCACCTGCTCTTATTTCACGCCCAATAAGCTCACATCTTCCATTTAATCCACCTTTTTGAAGCTCATTGAGTTTTGCTTGTGCTTTTTTAAAAGCTTCATTATCATTTTTTGGTTGTGAGATTTGCATTTTATATATATTCTCCCCACTTCCTACTTTTATGCTTTTTATCTTTGCCTCATTTATATCTTGCCATTCTGCTATTACGGCACTATATTCATTTCTAGCACTTTCTGAAATTTCTAATGAAATACATTCTTTTAAAGCTATTTCAAATAAGGGTAAATTTTCATTCTTGCTTGTGATATTAGCAGCATTATCGCCAATCTTACCATCTTTTGGAGTAATGATTAAAGTATTTTCTTTTACACAGCAAATAAAACCATAATCAAAGCATATACTATATAAGAATTCTAAATTACTTTGGTTATTTTGTAAAATACTTACTATATTTTGATCCTCTCCACTTGTTTTGATTTTTAGATTGTTTTCATTTGCGATTTTTCTTGCTATGGTAAAAAGAGTAGTGTTTTCAAAGCTTCTTGTCTTTTTCTCTTTTATATTAACGCTGCCTTTTCCACTAAAATTAATAGCACTTGCTCTAACTTCAGTAGTATTTGAAGTATAGTTTTTACTCACTACATTCACACTAAAGCTTCCACATTTATAAAGCTTTTCAAAGCCAAGCCAAAGCTCTAAACTATCCCCAAAAAGTGGCTTGGAATAAAGCCCAAAAACACTTAAACTTATCTCATCACTTTCAGCTTTTTCTTTATCTTCATAACTAATGCTAATAAGATTTTTAGAAAGTTTTTCTGTGATATCCTCACCTTTGGCAATAAGTTTAAACTTAGGTTTTCTTACCATAAAGCCTTTTCCTTGCTTTCTTTGATTTTAATACTAGGTAAAATCACTTTATCCCCTGTTTTTAAAAGAGGCTCTAATCTTGGATTGGCTAATAAAACTTGATTAAAATACAAAAGTGTCCCATAATGCTTATAGACTATACTATCAAGCCTCTCGTTGTTTTTAGCTATGTAAATCTTACTCATCAAAGTCCCTTTCTAAATCCATGCTAAAGCTTTGTGCTACAAAGCCACTTCCATCTACAAATGCACTTCTGTTTTCATTTAAGGATAAAATCACAAATTTACCATAATACTTTCCATTAGCTCCTGTTAAGATAAAAGATCTTTGTTCTTTTGCCATATTCTCAAGCTTATCTAAATAAGTATTTCTATCCCCTTTTAAAGGTAAAGTTTTGCCTTGTATTTTAATCTTTTCGCTTTCTTTAGAACTTGCAAATAAAGCATTATGATTATTAAGCCTATTTTGACTTTGTATGTTATATTCTAAGCTTCTTTCTAAATTATCAAAATTTAAAGCTTTAAACTCAAATTCTCCTAAAGCTAAAACCATTTAAACTCCTTTTTAGTTTCATCAAGCTAAAATTATCTTAATTAGATAAGGTTGATACCTAAAATGTAGTAGTAGGATAGTCCAATTAATTGGGGTATGTATTGTGAGTGCAAGTCTCACCGCCTTATCTGATCTTAATATATGTCTTATTATCTTTATTAATCGCTTCTACTTTTCCTAATGTAACTATTGCATTGGTTTTACCAAACTTCTTTAGCTTATAATCAGGGGTAATTACAATTTTATTGATACGACTAGCATCTTTTTTATCTTCAAAGAAATACAATAAAGAATTATTTGCATTATCCCAATAAACTTCTTTTGCTTCATCTAAAACTTTAACAATTTGCTTGATTTCATCCGCGCTTAAAGCTTGATTATAACTTGCCTTTCTTTTAGGGCTTGCGTGTAAAAGATTGTTTTTGCTCAGTGTAAAGTATAAGTCTTCTAAGTCTTTTTTATTTAATTTTTCTAAAAACTCTTTGGTGCTTTTATCCATTTTACCTACTTGTATGAAATTGATAGGATATTTTTGATTATCTTTGATTAATACTTCATCCACCATATCATCTAAGCTTTTTTGCCAAGTGTAAAGTTCTTTTTGATGAGCAAAGCTTTTAACTTCTTTTGTTTTTTTAGCCGCTGCACTTAACATATCAAGCTTTATAAAGTTTTGAATGACTTCAGTGTTTTTTTGTTTATAAAGCTCATCTAAAAGCTCTTCATCGTTAAAGCCATTAAATTCGCTTTCTTTGGTATTTGAAGGTGGAATTTTTAAGTCTTTAACTTCACTTTCGCCTAGATTTATAACTTTACACCTACAACCATAATCATGCATGGTTACATGTGGGTAATGAGTGTCCCAAAAAGGATCATCTTTATGTAAAACTATGCCATCAAAGGCTCTGTGTTTGTCCCTAACCAAAGAATCTTTTTGGGTGCAGTATTTAAAATAAGGTTTAGTGCTTTTCATTTGATTTTCATAGATAGCTTTAGCTTTAGCTTTTCTTGAGTTTTCCTCAAAGATTTTTTTTAATCTTGCACTATTAAAATGAGTTTTTTTAACTTCTCCTGTTTTAGGGTTTATGACTTCCTTTGAACCCCACCAACCCTTAGCTTTTAATTTCTCCTCTGCAATCTTACTCCAAGTGCTAAATTTATCCCCATTTTTAATAGCATTTACTAAAGTATCTTGCATATCTTTTAACAAGCTTTCATCCATAAGCTTAGCAATAGTAAAAACTTTTTTATGGGTTGAATATGAAAGTTCATCATAATCAAAACTAAGCTCTGGCTTTTTATTTTTTAAAAAATCAACAGCTTTAGTAGGTTCTGAAAAAAATCCTATTTTTGCACCTGTCATTTTAATCCTCCAAGTATCCTAAAATACTCGAATTATTTAAAGCTATAAAAAGATGTTTTTCAAACTCGCTTTGCTCTAAACTAGAAAAATTTTCTTTAAGTTTATTGAGTGCCTCGTTAAAATCCTTACAATCTTTTACAATGCTTTCAAATTGCTCTTGAAAAAACTTTGACATGCTCTCATCGACTTTTAAGTATTCTTTTTGTTCCAAAGCTTTGTCAATAAAATCTTCTTCAAAGCTCTCTAACTTTGCTTTGTTTTCAAATAAAGCTTTTTTGTTTTCTTTATCATCTTTTAAGACTTTGCTTTCTTGATTTAAAAGCTCTTTTATAAGCTTTCCCTCTACATTATAAGTGCTTTTAATGTATTCTTCATCAAAGTTAAAGCCCATATTAAAGAGTTTTAAATCTCTTTCGCAAAGCTCACTTTTTGGTTCTGCTTCGCTAAAAAACTGCACATAGAGTTCATCTTTAAAATGATTGATTTCTTTGAAAAACTTAATGGCACGATTTAAAATAAAAAGAACGATTTGTCCATCTTGGGCGGCTAAATCTTTTCTTATTTGATTATGTGACTCAGCCGCTGCTAAAGAACCTCCGCTTACTTGAGAACTTAAATTAGCTCCTAAAACCACGCTTCTTATTTGATTATCTAAGTAATCTATTATTTCATTATAATTTGCCTTAGCCTTTGGCTGGATTAAATCAAGCTCTTCTTCTTTATCAATGACCGCACTATCGCCATTTAGCATTTGATGGATTTCAGAAGCTAAGGCATCAGGATCGCTATCTGTTTTTGCAACCGCCCAAGGAGAGCCAAATCTTTCTAAAAACTCCATCCAAAACTTTAAACTTGCATTTTTAAGCTTTACTGGAAAATAAAGTTTGGTTAGTAAGGCGTCTCCATTTTTAAATAAGAAATTAGAGCCAAAAAGCCCATAAATTGCTTTTTTATCTTCTATAATTTCATCAAAACCATTGCCATTATAAATTAGCTCATCGTTTTCATTAAAGCCAAAATTTCTAAAATCTCTTTGTTTTAAGATTGGATAGTAAAAACCATCTTTTAACTTGTAATTAACCTCAAAAACATTAAGTCCATAAAGATAGGTTTCTAAGATTTGACCTATTAAATCGGGATTAAAAAGATACTCAAAGCTTTCTTTAATTTTTTCATTTTCACAAACGATTTGAAGCTCTTTGGCTAAAATCACACTTCTTCTTGATTGATGAGCTTGAGTAAAGCTTAGATCTTTAAAAATCATTCTTTGATCGTTTTCGCTGATTTTAAGCACATTTATATAGCTTGAATTGATAAGAGTGTTAATAAGACTATTATTTTTTAATATCACTTCTCTTTTACTTTTTGTTTCTTTCATATTTTTCCTTTAAAAACGCCTTATTCTTGAAACAGAGTTAAAATGATGCTTTCTTCTTTTAATGCTACTTTTAGTTCTTGCTAATAAAAATGCTCCTGCTAAGCTATCAGGTGCATCATCATTTTTCCCTTCTGGAAATTCTAAAAGTTGATTTATAAGCATAGTTTGGCTTTTATGTAAAAAAAGCTCTTCATTTTCAAAAGCAAGGCTTAAACTCTCAATGCGTTCAAACTTGCTAACGCTATTATTTTTACCACGCAAAGGCAAAAAAACTCCACTTTCTAAGCTTTTTTCTTGTAACCATTTTTTTAAGAAAAATTGACCGCCATTAGTTTCAATTTCAATCAAGCGACATTTATAAATCTTTTGAAGATTAAAAATGGTTTTTATAATGCTTTGTGCTTTTAAGATTTTTACGATGCTTTCTGCTACATAAAAACCCTTTGTACCTTTGCCAATAATGGTAATCGCAGTAAAGTCACTTTTTGCTTTTTCTCCTGCTGGGTCAATATACATATAATACTGATTAATGGCGGGTAAATCATCATAAAAATTAATGCCATCAAGGCTAAAGATTTGATTTTCACTTCTTGGATTATTGAGTTGCTCTTTATTAAAAGCTTTTAGATTTTCAGCCCTTAACTTCATTAAATCCTCTAAGCTTTTAGCTTCTTCCCAAAGAACCTTAGCTCCTTTATCCATTAAAGCTTTATTTTTTAAATAAAATTGATGAGCGGTATTAAAATCAGCATTTCTATAAAGCGTGGCGTATTCATCCCATAAATCAAGCCTTTGTGGAAACTCTTCGATGGAACGGAAGACTTTAGGATTCCAAAAACCAAGCTTTAATTTTCTAGATAAAACACTATCATTATGTAAAATGGTTCCAATATAAAGCACATCTAAACTTCCATCTGCACTCCCTAAGTTTAAAACCGCTTCATCCACCCAATCTTCTAATTTATCCCTTTGATCTTTACTCCTGACATTAGTATCATTTTCTAAATCATCTAAAATAACTAAATCAGGTCTTTTAACCCCATATCTAACCCCACGAAGTCTTTTTCCACTGCCAAAGGCTTTAATCTTTACGCCATTATTACTTACAAACTCTCCTACGCGCCAAGTCTTGCCAATTCCTACTACTTCGGGAAAATCAAGCTTTAAATGCGGATTATCTTCAAGCTCTGCTTTAATAGCTTCAAGCATTCCTTCCATAAGTTCGACCGCATCTGAAATCTCTACTATAAAGCTTTTATAATTAAAAACTAAGCACCACAAAGGAAAGAGTTGTGAAGTGTAGGTGGATTTACCATGAGCTCTTGGTGCAGCTATGGCGTGTTTTTCACCTTTGCTTTCTTTTTTAAGTGCGATTTTTGTAAAAACTTCATTTAAGTGCAAATGTAAGCCACATTCTCCTTTAATGGTAAAATAATGCGGAAAATAAGTTCTTGCAAAATAATCAAAATCCACACTCGCTCTTTTAATTCTTTCTTGTTTTAAAGTAGGATCTAAATGGCTTTCATGCAAAAATTGAGTTTTTAATTCATTTTTTAGCTCATCCATCCATTCTAAAAAGTCTTTTCTTTGCATAGCACCTTTTAGTTCATTTGGAGTGTTTTTGTGCTTTTGTTCGTTTGAGATTAAAAACTCATCGAGTTCTTCTTTGGAAAAAAGCATTAAATATCCATTGCTAAAATTTCTTTTTCTATCACTCCACTTTCTAAAAGTGATACAAGTTTTGCTACGCAATCTTTATCATTTTTTAAATGACTTATGATAATTTCAACCACTTTTTTAGCAACATTTAAACGATAGCTACTTGGATCTTCTAATCTTGCAACCTTTCTCATTTTTGAAAAGCTATCGCCTATCCTTGCAATGGCTTCAGTTTTCTTTTCTGCATTCATTTTTTCATCAGTATTTATATTTTCAATCGCACAAAACATTTGCTCAGTAAAACTTTCATATAATGAGGCACTTTCTTTATCTTTTATTTTTGAAGTTAAAAGATTAGCTTTTTGCTTATCCCAATCGCCATCTTTGGCTTTGTAGTTTCTAATCGTTTTTTCATTGCGGTTTAAAATTTTTGCAATTTTAAATATATCAAAACCTGCAATATAAAGTTCTTTTGCTAAATCTTTTAAGTTGTTTTGAGACTTCGCGGATGAAGTAAATTTATCCTTACGAGCAGGAGTTTCACTCTCTGCACCCACCTGAAGGCCACACCCGACCTTTGCCATCTTAGGCTTTGTGGTGGAAGTTAAATTTTTAGCCATTTAATCTCCTTAAATCCATTCTTTTTCTTTTAATTTTAAACGCTCTAACTTTGTTTTGTGGAATAAAGTTATCTTCGTTGATTTCAGTTGGAATTTTTTTATTTGCCATTTTTAAAAGTAAATCATTAGCCCACTCTCTAATCTCTTCTAAGCTTTCTTTTGGAAAATCATTTCGGCGTTTTAATTCCATAATTGTAAGCTTTACACAGATATCTTTTAAAAGAGGAGTTGGGTTTTTAGGTATCTTTATAAAACTTGCAATATAACTTTGTGCATCATTAATAGCATCATCAATCACTTCTTTATCACAAACCCCATCAGCATTTAAATCGCTAAGCTCTGCTATGGCATGAACGCTTAATTCTTTGATTAAATCCTTTTCATCTATCATAAAAAAATGCGTTTTAGTTTCTGTGATAAGCTTTTCTTCTAAAATGTCTTGATAATTCATTTAAAAAAACCTTTTTTAATGTGGTTAAAATATGGTTAAAATCGTTTAAAATCTTTTTCTAATATCTTTTTAGCTTTAAAAGCATTTTTTGCCTTTAAAGCTAAAATTGTGCGTTTTACTCTAAAACAAGCTTAATAAGTCCATTTGGTCTGGTGCAAACTGGCATGGCTCTCATTTCGCCTACAATTTCAATTCCAGCCCCACGAGGTAAAATCTCAGGCTTAGAAACAAACATTAAACTTGGTGCTTTTCCTAAAGCATCAGTATGATTTGCTCTTGTATAATAAATGCGATTAGAATTATCCTTTGGCACAACCATACCCTCAGTGCCTTTTAAAAATTCAACGCTTTTTCCATTTGTATTTTTATATTTTGCACTATAACGGCGATATTTGGTGCCATATAAAATTAAGGACTTATCTTTCTCATCCCTACTTGCAAGATGATTTTTATAAAGATCTTCGCTTAATGCCAAGTTAGAAATAGCCGCAAAAAGTTCATTTCCACAAAGCACTTCATAATCAGCACTTGTTCCAAATTCATCAATAATTGCTGAATCAATCGCATCACAAACGCTGGCTAAAGTCACACTCCCATCTTTTTTAACACTAACAGCTTTCTTACTTGCACTTCCAAAATCAAAAAGCACATTTCCTTTGCCATCTAAAATCTTGCCAAATAAAGCACCATTTGCCATATATTCAAGCGTAGTGTTAAAGCTTTCTTTCATTTCTTTAACCAAAACCCCAAGAGCTCCACTTAAGCTTTTAGTCTGAGCTTCTTGCAATGCTAAAGACCTTAAAGAATTAATCTCGCTTGCACTGATTCTTTTTGCTAATGCAAAGCGTGGTAAAGGTATATTTAAAATATAAGCGTCTTTAGTATTTTCTAAAGAATGTTCCCCATTATCTGAAATGCTATTTAAAACAATTCCAGCACCTTTTATAATTTCAACCCTTACAGTGCTCTCTAAACTTGGGATTTTATCCTTAAAAAAAGTATCACTTACAAAGCGAGGTGAAGCTTTGGTTTGATTAATAACTTCAGTTATTTTTGTACTTGAAAAAAGTTCCAAAAGTTGCTCTAAATCCATTTTTACTCCTTAGTATTAATAATTAAATTTTGCATAAAAGCCTTTTTAACCGCACTTACATGAACGCCTTTTAAATTGATTTCTCCTGCTAATAAAACCCCATAAACTCCAGAACTAAGAGCGTGATCTTTAAGCATTGCTAATTTAACATTTTCTTTTGCACTAATATCTTCATTTGGACATTTTTTAAAGCTTTCTCCAAAATCTTCGCTGATTAAAAGCGTTCCAAGAGCTAAACTTTCATTAGTTTCAAGATCTATTTTCGCATTAATTGAAAACAAATCTTTATTGATAAAACTTTCAAGGCTTTTTGGCATAGCAATTAAAGGATCATTGCTTAAGCTTTTTGGTGTGACCTTTGATGGCATTTCTTCTCCTTCTTCATTTATAAATTCCTTAGCGGTTTCATTTTCACTCACAGCTTCTTCATTAGCTAGGTTCTCATCTTCTAAAGACAAAGCTTTAGGTAAGTCTCCAGTTTCCAAGTCTTCATTTTCTAGGTTTTGGGTTTCTTTTTTAGCTTTAGCCATTTTTAATCCCCTAACATCATTTTCACAACATCAAACTCATTAGTTTTTGCTGTGTTTTTATTTGCAAAAACATTATTTTTTGGAACTTGCACTTGATCATTCTTGGTATCTAAAAAGCTTTTAAAGCCTTCTAAATCCTTACAAGCATACATTAGCGCCCATTCTTTTTGGGAATTAGCAATTTTTCCGCTATTTAAAGCATTATCAACTAAAGAGCTTGCTAAGTTTTTAACGCTTTCTTCGTTTTGTTTTTTTAAAGCTTCATTTTGTAAAACGAGTGAGCTATTTTCATTTTTTAAAGCTATAATCTGAGATTCTAGCTCTTTGATTTTTTCATCCATTTTCTCTCCTTTGTTTTGATGAATATTATTTTTGTTAGCAATGAGTTCGCCTAGCTCATCAATAAATGGCGTATTAGTTAGTGCGACTGAGTGAAGCTTAGCTCTTACTAGTTCTCCACTTTTATTGTCTTTTGAATTAAATTCAAACACAGGGGATAAATAGCGGTATTGCTTATTTGCTATATATTTTTTAGCCTCTTCGTTAAACTCAGCCTTAGCCATTAAGGCATCATTTTCCAAATAAAGCTCTTTAATCCAACCTGCAGCAGGTGCTTTTTCATTTTTTAAGCTTTGATGCTCATAGTCAATAACCAAATCAATCTTTTTTTGATTAAAATTATCAATCATCGAGTTTAAATCTTTATCATCAACCTTAAACCTGCCATTATTGTGCCCTTTCCACTCACCCTTAATTGCCACTTTTATGGGCTTATCATTGCTAACTTCGACTAAATTTTCTTTATTGATAAAAAGCATTTTAAATCCTTAAAAAATCATCTTTTGGTAAAAAGCTACTTTGCAAAGTTCTTGCATAAATGCTTAAATAGCCATGATCGCTTATTCCTTCGTAAACCTTTTTAAGATCTTTAAGCTCTATTCTAAAACCATTGCTAGGTTCTGCATTTAAAAGCACTTTATCAACAGCTTCTATTGCATCAAATAATTTATGCTTAGCATCAATTCTGTGTTTAGGAGCTTTTGATTTTGTATGGGTTAAAATATAAAGTTTCCAAGTTCCCACTTTATTTTCTAAATCTTTATAACTTTCTCCTTCAAAATCAAGCAAAAGCGAAGCATCTAAATTATTAATACAACTTGCTATGTTTTGGGTGTCTTCAAACTCGCCTAAATACATTCTTACTTTAAAATCTTTTAATAGTTCTAAAAGCTCATTTTCAAAACTTTTAAGCATTTTTCATCCTTTAAAAATTAGCGGCAATTTTAAAATGAGTTCTTTTTTTAATCAAGCAAATTATTTTTTCAAAGAGTTTTAGCACAAAATTTTTCTAGTTTTTGGGTCAGCTTTTTAACTAAACTTACGACATTTAAAGGAGTGAAAATGAAAAATAACCCTTATTTTAAAGAAAGCGAATTTAAATGTAAATGCGGCAAATGTGAATTGCCTCAAAATGTACCAAGTGATGAGCTTATAGACATTCTTTGTGAAATCAGAGAACATTACAATGCTCCTATTATTATAAATAGTGGATATCGCTGCAAAGAGCATAATGCAGAGGTTGGTGGAGCCCCTAAAAGCCAACACACTATAGGAAGTGCAGCAGACTTTGTGGTTAAAGGAGTTAAAACAGAAGAAGTTCATCAATATGTTTTAAACACCTATGGCGAAAGGAGCTTGGGAATTGCCATAAAGCATAATTTTAATGATCCTTATGCTGGGCTTGTACATTTAGACACTAGAGGCAAAAAAGCAAGATGGACTTATCCATAAGGAAAAGATTGTGTTTAGTTTTATTTTATCAAGGTTTTTAAGTCCTTCAAAAATAGCTTTTTTTGTTCTAATTGCTCTTTGTGGTTTTTTATATTTAAAAAACAATGCTTTAGCTTTAGAAAATGAAAATCTAAAACTTAAAGCTTTGCATTTTAGCAATGAAATCAATGTTTTTAAAGATAAATTAACCCAGCAAAATAAAGCTATTGATAAATTAAAACTTGATTTAAAGCCCAAAGAGACTTTAAAAGAAGTTTTAAAAGTGGATAAGGTTTTTATTAAAGATAAAAGCTGCCAGAGTGAACTTAAAGCTTATAAAGAATTATTTAATATTTTAGGAGCAAAAAAGTGAATGATAAAATGAGAATTTTCCTATTAATTATACCTTTTGTTTTTTTAAGCGCTTGTGCTTCTAAAGATATTTTGATTAAAACTGAAATCAAAGAAGTTAAAGTTCCTATTAAATGCCCTTTAAAACTTCCTTTAAAGCCTTTAGACAAAAAAGACTTAGAAAGTGCTAAAGAAATCTCTAAATATTACTTAGAAGTTGAAAATATAGCCAAGCTTTGCACAGGAGAGAAAGATGAAAGAAAATAATAAAATGATAAATCAAAAAAGCATTGCAAAAGATCTTCTTATAGCTCTTTTGTTTTCAACTTTTGCATTAGCTTTATTATATTTATTTGAAATTTTTACAAGGAACTAGCAATGAAATTAGAAGATATATTTGTATATATGGTTTTAATGATAGTAAGCTTTATAGCTGGACTTGTAGGAATTGTAACAAAAAATAAATTAAGCAAAGCTCTTAATTTAAAAGGTAAATTTACACTCTTTTTAAAAGGTATGCTAGGTTCTATGTTTGTGGCATATCTAGTTTTTGAAATTGTAAATTATCTTAATTTTGGCATAAAGCTTAGCGTTGCAGTGGGTGGTTTTGCAGCTTATATGGGGACAGATGCATTGCTTAAAATTGAGCAACTTGTAGAAAAGCTTATAAATAAAAAATTAGATAAATTGTAAGGCTTTGTATTGACCCTTGTATTTTAAAAGGTTTTAAACGCAATTTAAAGCTTTTTAAAACTATATTTGAAAATAAAAAGAAAGCAAAAATGGATAAGTTAGAAATAAATGAAATTAAATCAAGGCTAAAGGCTTTAAAATTTAATCATAAAGAAGATAAAAATTTAAGAAGAGATAGGATTTTAAAACAAGGCTTTAAGGCTTTTGTTTTTGAATATTTTCCTCATCATATCAATTTTATCAAAAAAGAAAGCTCTAATTTTAGAAATTTTATCTATGATAATATTGATGAATTAGAAAAGAAAAATAATCATCTTTGTTTTAAAGCTTATCGTGGAAGTGCTAAAACAACGCTTTTAGTAAGACTTTTTACTCTTTACTCGCTTTTAAGTAATAAAAAGCAATATGCTTTAATTATATCTTCTACTTTAGACATTGCAAGTGAAAGTATAGCAAGTTTAAAAACAGAGCTTGAAGAAAATGCTAAATTAATTAATGATTTTGAAATAAAACTAGGCGATGAATGGACTAGTGAAGCCATAGTTTTTACAAGTTTTAAAATACATAAAAAAATTAAAGCTTTTGGTAGTGGTAAAAAGATAAGAGGAACGAATTATCTTGGCAAAAGACCTGATTTAATTATCTGTGATGATATAGAAAATGATGAAAATGTAGAAAGTAAAACGCAAAGGGATAAACTTTATAAATGGTTTAATAAAGCCATTTTAAAGTTAGTCGCAAGAACACAAGAAAATTATTTATACTTAGTCGTTGGAACTATTTTACATCAAGATAGTCTTTTAAATCGTTTAAATGATGATAAACGCTTTTTAATTTATGATTTTCCGCTCGTGCTAAGCTTTCCTGACAAACTTGATTTAATCGATAAAAACAATATTTTAAAAAGCGATTTAAAGGGTTTTAAATTAGATGATGAAAATTTAAACAAAATAGAAATTTTAAAAGAATATTTTGCTGATACTCAAAGTTTTTTTAGCGAATATCAAAACAAAGCATTAAGTACTGAAAATGCTATTTTTAGCGAGTATAAAATCATAGAAAAAGAACAAGATTTTGACCTTGTGGTTTTAGGGATTGACCCTGCACTTGGTAAGGCAAAAGGCGATTATTTTGCCATTGCTGAGCTTAAAAAAGTAGATAAAAATAAATTTCATTTAAAAGCAAGTGGCTATAAAATATCTCCTAGCAAGATGATAGATGTGATATTAAAGCTTTATATCAAATACTTAAGCTTAGGAAAAATAGTAAAAATAGCCATTGAAACAATAGCCTTTCAAGAGTTTTTCAAAGATAAGCTCAAAGAAGAGGCTTTAAAACTGGGAATTATTCTAAGTATTTGTGAGCTTAAAAATAAAGTCGCAAAAGAACTTCGCATCGATAGCTTAGCACCTTACATTAACGACGGCACGATTTTAATAGACAATAACTCAAATTTACTTATCGAAGAAATGCTAACCTATCCAAAAGCAGCACATGATGACTTGCTTGATGCAAGTGAGATGGCTTTTAGAATCGCTTGTAGTGCAGCAAATGCAGATTATAAAGCAATCAATAGAATACTTAGCAAAAGAAAGATTAAAAAAGGATTTTTATGAGAATATTAAATAAAACAGCAAGAAAAAGCGTAGCAAGTAGTGTTGATTTTGATAGCATAATCGCTGCTTTAAATAGTGAGAATTTTAGTGAACTTATAAGTATTTATGATTATTTTAAACGCTTTGATCCACAAATTGCCTCTGAAGTAATGAAAAGGCGTTTTAAAATGTGTTCTTTTCCTATGTTTATTACTTGTAAAGATGAGACTCAAAGAATATTTTTACAAAATTATATATCAAAAAGTGATTTTAGGAAATTCGTCTTTGAAATGAGTGCTGCAGTAGTTTATGGTTTTGCTGCTTTTTTACTTGAATGGAAGGTAAAAGATTTAAATGTTTTTCCAAAACTAAAATACATAAGTCCGAGATTTTTTTCGATGGATGATAAAGAAAGGCTATTTATTTATAACGAAAGTAAAAAACTTTTTGTGGATGAGTGTGATGATATATTTTTACACTTACATCCAAGCGATTCAGGTTCATTCATAGAACAATCCCTTTTTTATAATGTTGTAAGCATTGCAGTTTTAAAGCAACTTGCTATGAGTAAAAACATTTCTTATCTTGATAATTTAAGTGTGCCACCTATCATTGCAAAAACAACCAATGCAAACAGCGATAAAGAAATAGAAGAACTTTTAATGCAACTTAGCAATTTAAGAAGTGCAAGTGTGGGAATTTTTAACAAAGATGACATGGTCGAGCTTTTAAACTCAGGGCTTTCTACTTCTACTTTTACAGATTTTTTAAGGTATTGTGATGAAGCTATTTCAAAATTAATCAGCGGACAAGTTTTAGCAGGAAATGCAGTGCAAAATGGTACTCAAGCCTTAGGTAATGTACACGAAGAAGTGCGTCTTAATGTGGGTGAAATGGA